CACATTTGCACATAAAAGAGATTTGGAGCTAGTAGCAGATTATGTTGCAAAATCATATATTATCTCGGAAAAGAGATTGTTTGTGTTTGAAGATGCAGATAATAGAGCAGACTTATATGTGACTTATAACGTAGAACCAGATGATTATGGTAAAACGCCAAATACCATAATGATACATAGAAAAAAAGAAACTAACACATTGTATACAGTAAATGCTTTGAATGCAATTATTAAAAAATCTAATAATGGTATATTAGATAAAAAGTTTATCATTAATTGGCCAGTGTATGAAAATTCATTAATGTTAAATGATGGTAATGATGTGCGGCATATACATTTAAATTTATACAAAAGAATTGATTTATAACGCATATTTATATTAAATTGGAACAATTATGATACGATTAAAATCGCTATTAAAAGAAAATAATCCGCTTTCAGCAGATCCGTTATTTGCCATGAGTGTGCAATTAGAAGACATGGTAATGGATATGGACAAACAAGAGTATGGCAACTTTATACGCATGAACATAGATTCAGAAGCTGAACGACCATTCGCTGCATATAACGATGAAGTCAAAGAATTCCTTTACGATTTAGGAGATGATAAAGCTGGTATGATGCAACAGATAAAGGCAATTAAAACAGGGCAATACAGATAATGAAAAAAAATTTATTAAAAGAACAGTATGCAAGACTATTTAAAGGCCGGCCAATGTCTAATGATGTGAGCCTAATTAATGAAGGCCGAGTTGATGGACCATTCGATTATAAAACCTTATCAGACATTGCTCGTAAAGATGATAGTGCCTTAGCTTTTGTTGGAGGAGAAAAAATAGTTGAAAGTGGATTTTTTGTCTCATTAGAACTTACTGGATTTGATCCAAATGACTCAGAATCCTTTTTTGGTCTTACAGATGACGGTGAAAGTGTAGAGGTTAAGTATGATGATGTTGAATTTGTAGAAACATCAAAGTAAACGATTAGGATAATTGAAAAATATTCATTATATTTAAAAAAAGAAAGTTATGCAAGTATTTTCAGCAAATTATTCATTATTTAAAAGTGGTCAAATAATCACAGAAAATCAAGTACAAAAAAATTGGGATCTATGGTTTGGATATCCAGAAACAATTATAACAGATTTTTTAACTAGTACGACGGTAGAACAAGCAAATGAATATTTAAAAAATATACAAGTTCCATGGAGAGTTTCCGCCGTTAACATTGTAGAAGGTGTTACTCAGTGGACAATAGCTTAATTAACAATTAACAAATAAACTTTTTTGAAACTTTTTTTATAAAACCTTTGGTAGAGTGAAATAAGTTTCTTATATTAACAAATAATAAATAACCATTAATAATTAAAAAAGGAAAAAAATGGCAATTAATTTAGACGCAATTAAAGCGAAACTTAATCAATTACAAACAACCGGCGCTCGTCGCGACAATCTCTGGAAGCCAGAACCTGGCAAGCAAGTAGTAAGAATTGTACCTTATCAGCATGATAGAGATAATCCATTCCAAGAACTTTATTTTCATTACAACTTAGGTAAGAAAAATTACTTATCTCCAGTTACAAACGGAAAACCAGATCCAGTAGTGGAGTTCTGTGAAAAGTTAAAAGCATCTGGTAATTCAGATGAATGGAAACTAGGTAAACAGATGGAACCTAAGATGAGAACATATGTTCCGGTAATTGTAAGAGGTAAAGAATCTGAAGGCGTTAAGATGTGGGGATTTGGTAAAACTGTTTATCAAGAACTATTAGGATTTATTACAGACCCTGATTATGGTGATATTACAGATCCTAGTGGCGGACGTGATATTGTAGTAGAATTTACTCCAGCAGATGGTCCTGGTCAATATCCAAAAACATCAATTCGTGTAAAGCCTAATGTCACTATGATGACAGAAGATAAAAATGTTGCAGAGCGTATCGCAAAACAGCAACCAGATTTATCAGTTATCTTTAAAGAGCCATCATATGATGATCTTAAAGCGGCATTAGAAACATATCTGAATCCTGAAGGGGAAACAGAAACCGCAACAGAAACAGTTACAAAACAAGCAACTCCGGAACCAGCGCCAGCTGGTGTAAACAAAGTAGATGATGTATCTGCTGCGTTTGATGAGTTGTTTAACGACTAAAAGGTTATAAATGGCAAAATCTAAAAGTGAATTAGCAGATTCTCTGGCTATGGAGCTAGCAGACTCTTTGAATAAAAAATTCAAGAATACGGGATATCAAACCGCATTTTTCTTGGATGGTGATACAAAGGCTCCTAGTGAAGTTCGTGGTTGGGTAAAGAGTGGTTCATCTATGTTAGATCTGGCAATTTCAAATCGTGAAGAAGGCGGCTTTCCAGTCGGACGAATCACTGAAATTACAGGATTAGAAGCATCAGGTAAATCATTATTAGCTGCTCATGCTCTTGCAAATACGCAGGAACAAGGTGGGTTGGCAGTATATATCGATACGGAAAATGCTGTTAGTAGAGAGTTTCTAGAAGCAATTGGACTTGATCTTGAAAAGATGTTATATGTTCCATTAGAAACAATTGAAGATATATTTGAAGCTATTGAGAGTATTGTTGAAAATATTAGAAAATCAAACAAAGATCGTTTAGTTACAATTGTAGTAGATTCAGTAATGGGTGCTTCTACAAAAATTGAAATGGCTAAAGAATTTGATAAAGATGGTTATGCAACTAGTAAAGCTATTATTTTATCAAAAGGTATGCGTAAGCTTACAAATATGATTGGTCGTGAAAAGATTTGTTTAATATTTACAAACCAATTAAGAACTAGATTAGGAGTTGCATTTGGTGATCCTTATACTACCTCTGGTGGTAAAGCTATTCCATTCCATGCTTCGGTNCGGTTACGATTAAAATCNGTTGGTCAAATCAAAGTTAAGAAAGACGGAGTCGATCAGGCTATCGGAATCAAGACTAGATGCCAAGTGGTTAAAAACAGAATGGGGCCTCCATTAAAAACTGTTGATTATGATATCTATTTTGAATCAGGTATNGATAATTACGGTGGATGGCTTAACATTATGAAGCAGTTTAAGTTAGTAAGTACAGCAGGTGCTTGGTATACATTTACTAGAGCAGATGGTTCAACTGTTAAATTCTTATCAAAAGATTTTGAAAAGAAATTAGAAGAACTTGATGGTCTTAAAGATGAGATATATGCACAAATTTGTGAAGCTTATATACTTAGATATAAACCGGGCGAGGACATTGGAATAGATGATGTTGAAATATCTGAAGAATTTGTTAACGAAGAAGGCTAATGGATTCTAAATATCTTAACATACTACGAGAAATGGAAAAGGATCGTGAGCAAGGGGCGGGTTCAAGTAAAGACAGCCATCTTTTAATCATTGACGGACTGAATACATTCATTAGAGTGTTTTCAGCCGTCCCGGCTCTAAACGATGATGGACAGCATATTGGAGGAGTAACAGGCTTTTTAAGGTCTGTTGCTGCCAATATCCGTCAACTTAAACCTACTAGATGTGTAATTGTATTTGATGGTAAAGGTGGTTCTAAACGACGTAAGGCAATTTATCCAAATTACAAAGCTAATCGTGCAAATAAAACTGCATTTAATAGATATCAGGAATTTGCATCATTAGAAGATGAACAAGATAGTATGCGTCGTCAATTTGGTCGATTAATACAATATCTTAACTGTTTGCCAATTACTACTTTATCAATTGATAATGTTGAGGCTGATGATATAATGGCATATATTGCTAATGAGTTATATACAGAAAAAGAAAATCGCGCTACAATTGTATCAACAGATAGAGATTTTTTACAACTAGTAAATGATCGTATCTCGGTATGGAGTCCTATAAAAAAGAAGTTATATACTCCAAGTCTAATGCAAGAAGAATTTGGATTTAGTCCAAAGAATTACTTGTTGTACAGAACGTTTATCGGTGATAAATCAGATAATATTCCTGGTATAAAAGGTGTAGGAACAAAAAGTTTGATCAAACATTTTCCTATAATTTGCGAAGATAGAGAAATAACAGTTGATGAGATAGTTGAATATGCAGATAATGTTGATAAGAAATATAAAGTTCATGAAACTGTATTACAGAACAAAGAAACGCTGCAGTTAAATTATGATCTTATGCAATTAAAAGAAGTTGATATACATGGCGGTGCTAAAATGCTAACTTTAGATAAAGTTAAAGGTAAAGTTGATCGCACAAATACATATGAGTTCAAGAAAATGTTTATGGCTGATAAAATGTATACAGTAATAAAAGAT